TAATAATCAAATAAGGCTTTTGTTTTTTTAGTAGCATCAATAACTTTAGCATAAATATCTTTGCCCTCAAACATGATCTTTCCGTGATCTGTTAATCTTTTATACGAGTATATGGTAAATGCTAAACTACTTGTGCTGGCATCAATTGCACAAATAACACCAGGCTGAGTAGACAACTCTGGCTTAAAATATCTATCTGTTTCTTTTGCTCTTGTCATTTGACAAATCCTTAATTTCCTTGATTGCTTTTTTTACATCTATTGGATTTATAGAACATCTTGTGCATAGCAAATCATCGTTATATATTGATAACCTAGATCCACAATCTCTACACATTCTATTTTTTCCTTTTCTTTTTTGTCTTTTTGTTTGTATGTATCTTTGTGCAATTTTTTCTTTAGTAGCAGTCTCTCTACATTGTTCTGAACAATATATTTGATATGAAACTATTGATTCAAAGTCATTGTCACACCATTTACAATTCTTCATCTTTTAGCAACTCCAGAGGTTTAATTTTAATTACCCCTGTCTCTGCTTCAGCGCATGCTTTTTGAATTGGACAAACCTTACATGTTTTAGAATTAGATCTATATGGCTTCTGTGGAAGTTCCTTATTTTTCCAACTCTCGTATACTTTTTTCATCCAATCAAATGCCTGGTCTACCCACCGACGGTAATGATCGTTTACTAATACTGGTAAAGTTAACAACTTATGATCATTTTTATTTTCATAAATTATAACACCCTTGCCAATTTTCCAAACCTTCATATACATTAATAACTGCATAAGATGAGCCAACTTGGGATTTCTAGTTCTCTTCTTATACTCAAATCCATCACTAGATATTACTTTAATTTCTCCAATGACACGTTCTTCGTTTATATTTAACATTACATCGCCATAACCATCAAATGGTGGATCTTCTGTTTTTACTCTAAACTCCATTGCTGGGTGTGTTTGTTTGTTATATTTTCTTTCTAGAGGATCAAACTCCATTGTTTCATCAAGAAGACCAGATGCTTTTATTGCTTCTTGAATTCTTTCATGACCCAAAGATCCATTAGTCCTATTTGCAACTCCATATGCGTCTGAATTGTCATAATGCACTGCTCCATCAAAAGCAAGATACCAGTATCTAGGACATTCTCCAGCACCATAAGTTAATGCAGATGCAGAAAAATTACTTTTTTTAGTAAACTTTGGTTTTGTTTTTGTCATATATCCAGAATTTATTTTGTCAATTATTCCGTCAACAAAACTTACATCTTCTTGTGATACATTTTTCTTTTTCTTTGGATCTCTTGTCATTACTTGTTGTAATAAATTTTTAGCCATGTCTTATTCCTTTGTTTAAATTAATTATATCAGATATCAGCGAATTATGTATTTTAGTGCAGATACTAGATTATTTATTGACTCTGCTGCAGTGTAATATATATTTTTTTTACTGCGGTTAGACTTATCCACGTTGGCCATCCAAGTGGCACGTAGTGCCATTTTAGATGCTATTGCCTGAAGTCTAACGATTTCTAAAGTGGCAACATTCATAGGAATGTCTGGCTTTAGTATTAGTTTTGCAATTACAGTAAGTGCTGTAGTCAGTTCTTCATCTTTCATGTACTCTGATATTTCTGAGAGTCCATTTATCATTTCTATTGTAGTTTGTTGTTGTTCCATTATCCCATCGATTCTGTTGATATTCCGTCTTGTAAACCATCTTTTGCCCACAAATTAAAAGCAGCCTGCATGTCTGTCCTTGCTTGTAATTTATCTAAATACTCTTTTCTTTTCTCTGGATATTTTTCTGGATCTATTGGATTTTCTTCCTTGGTAAATCTATAACTATTAATAGGACAATAATCCATACTAATAATTTCACAGAATTCTCCTTCTTTAAACTTCCGTTTTGGTCTCCAATGTATTTGATTTACTGCGCTAAATACTATGGTTTGTCCTGCTCCAAGAGTATACCTGGTAAAATTTTTAGTATCATTCCAGTTTCCAACATATAAATCCCACTCTATATTTGTATCTGGACAGTAATTAACTGTTACTAAATTTTCATCTGCATCTAAATGCGGTGGCAATGCTGGACTATTATCCCCATAGCCATACTTTAAGTTATAATCTATATAATTCCAATGACACAATGCTATGTCTTCTTTATACAATGGCTTTGCAATTTTGTCTAAAACTGCCTCGCAATCTTCTGGCATATCAAATTCAACTAAAACTCTTGACATATTCTTTGCTATCTTAGGCTGAAACCTACTCTTAAATGGAGATTTTCTAATATATCCGTCTTCTATTCTATCTCCTATAACAAAAGGTTCAAGTTTACGATTTTCTTGAATTAAATTCATTATCCTTTTCTTTTGATCTTCTGTAAATAAATTGTCTACATAAAAAGGCAATGGCTTATTATATTTGTCAAACCCAGTTAAATAATTATGAAGTTGAGCCATTTGTCCACCCCCCTGCATCAAAATATGCTTTACGATATTTATCAACTTTTTCATCCATAATTTTATTTAAGCCTTCTTCTTTTGGACCAGAGTTTGGATCTGAGAAGTGGCAAAAAACCATTTCTACAAAATTGCCGTCTTTAAACTCAGTTGGCTTTCTCCAATGTACTTGATGTGTTCCACTAAATGTTATTGCCTGGTTATCCTTTAATATAAATTCTTTGTCTGGTTCAACAAAAAGTGGCCAACTTATATTAGAACTTAACTGATAGTCAAAAGTAAATCTAGGCTCTTTAAAGGTTTCGTCATAATGAGGAAACAGTGATGGCTTGAAATGAAATTTGCCACAATTACTAGTGACATTTTCATACCTGGCAAAACAAAATTCTGTTAATACTAGATTGTCGTTGCCACTTACTCGCCTTGCTACTTTGGTAAATTTTTTAACAACTTCTATCTCTAGTTCAATGAATAAGTTTGCTTGACAATGTTCTTGAACAAAGTTGCCACCAGTGCTTCTAGAAATAGATTTTCTTACAGAATCTATTCCATCTTGATTTAATATATCATCTACTATTACATTATTTTCATTATGTTTCATTTTATGTCTCCGTTTCGGATCTAAGAAGTGTCATATATATATTATACCCTATCAATCAATGATTCTAATAGTTCAAATTCTAATATTGCTAATCTAGTTTTTTTGTTGCCCTCACCTAAAACAACAACTATCGCTGGATCATTATTGTTTTTAATAGCATCGGTAGTTACCTTAGCCCACACATCTTGATTTAATGTAAAAGATTTTTTATTTTCTTTAAAATCTACAGTAAAATTATTCCAAGTGGCGTCACCCTTTTTAATTCCACGTCCAGAATTTTTATGCTGCTTGGCACCAATTCTTTTGCTTTCACTTTTCTCTGTCATTTTTTTTCCTTGTTTTATATCCTACTTTAAATAATTGACTTTCAGATAAATGTTTGTCTGGACACATCCATGTGGAAATTCCAGTAGCCATATAAACACGTATAGTCTTTACTTCTTTTTTACAAGTTTTGCAAGGAAACTTGCCTTCATAAATACTATACCTTTCGGTCAACTTTATCCTTAATCATATTTTGTAGATCAAGATCCTTTCTTACTTTAGTAATAAATCCTTCTCTGCCTTGAACTTTTAAACCATCTGGCAGAAGATACCAGGCTCCTGTACGCTCTACAATTCCCATTAGTTCAGCAGTGTCAACAAGATCGGCAATAGAATCGACGCCCAAATTGCTGCCTTTAAAATAGAAATCATATTCTCCACTTTGAAAAGATGGAGATGTTTTTGAGAACTGCAACTCCCATCGAACTTTTCTACCAATCTTTTCTTCAATTGCTTTGTCGCCAACATACAACTTGCCCTTAATTGCTTGATTCTCTGATTCTGAAGAAAACAGTTTAATTACAGTAGATGAATAAAATTTTGTAGCCTGACCACCAGTTGGCTGTTGAATTGTATACATAGCATTAATATTATTTCTTGATTGACTAATTAAAAGTAATAAAGTTGGCTTAACTTTGTTGTTTGCATAATTAAGCATTTTCCATGCGTTACTAAAATCACGAGACTCTGCACCAATCTGTTTTGTATTTTCTAATTGCTTTAATTCTGTAGAATCTTTTTCAAAATAGATAGCAGGTAGTAAAGAAGTTATGGAATCTATTGCAATAATATCAACACCAGCCTCAATTAAACTTACTCCTGTTTCAACCATATCATTGATAGTTCTTGCCTGCGAAACTATTAGTTTAGATATGTCAACTCCCAACTTAGCAGCCCAATCTTTGTCATAGGACATTTCTGCATCAATCCAGGCACAGACTTTTCCCTCCGCCTGTGCATTGGCAATTGTTTGTAAGCATAATGATGACTTAGCGCTTGATTTACTGCCCCATACTAAGACTTGCCTGCCATAGGGAAATCCACCATTTAATGCACGATTAAGTCCGTGACTGGGTGTTACTGCGTATTCTGTCTTTGGCACCTCATCTCCAACCAAAATACTTTTACGAAGTTTAGGGTTTAACTGTGCTAATACATCTTCAATACTAACTGACATTTACATCCTCCAATATTACTGTCCCCTCTTTGGTCTTACCAAATTCAAATTTATACGCATTGCCTTCTTTAATATGCATATATGCTTTTGCAAAAGATGTAGGAAACACTGTTATTGAATGAAGGTCTCTCTTGGTATCTGCTAGGGTAAGTGAGGCCATCTTTTTCCCCTTCTTTGTTATTCTAGGTTTAAATGATACAACAAACATTTCATCATCTTTATATGGCAACATCTTGTAATTTAAAAACTTAACCAATGCTGCACTAGAACTTTTTATTTCATCCACAGGAACTGCAGACACAATCCTGTTATCACTACAAAGGACCAAATAAGAACGACCTGTCTCAATAGTCGTATTTTCATCATCAAATATACCGACAGACCCAGTTTTGTCCAAAATTTCAACTCTAGACCAACCCTTTCCCCTCTTAATTGATTTTACCATACCCAGAAAAATATAGCAACCCTTATCATCAAAATCTGATATCTCCTGAATAAAGGCATAGTAGTGAGAAGGAATGGTCATGTTAAATTCTGGAAGGTTTAAATACTCGTATAAATGTTCTCTCTTCTCTTCTTCGGTTTTAATATTATCTGAAAACTCTGCAGCACCAATTACATTGAGCGCTTGAAGTGCTCTGCTATTTACACCATTTCCTTTAGTAAAGGTGAACTTTTCAAGTTCTGCATAAGACTTAAAAGGTCGTGCCTGTATATATCGTTCTGCAATCTTATCAGAGATATATTTGATTGCCGTGAGTCCGATCCGAATACCCTTACCCTCAATTTTAAAATCAATATCCGATTCATTAATATGAGGTAGTTTAACCCTAATCCCCATTCTTTTCGCTTCAATAAGATATTCAGTTCGTGCATCTTTGTCTCCTTCGTTTTTAAGCACCGAGTACATAAACTCAAGTGGATAGTAATGCTTTAGCCACGCCGTCCAATACGAGAGCGTAGAATAAGCAACCGCATGACTCTTGTTGAACGAATATCCCGCATGCTCTTCAAAATCATGCCATAGGTCACGAGCAGTATTAGGATTAATGTACTTAGAAGCACCGCCAACAAACTTATCACGAAACGCATCTAATTCTCTTGCATCCTTTTTCTTACCAATAATTTTACGAACCTTATCGGCCTCAGACCAAGACATCCCCCCCAACTCAACGCAAGCCTGCATAACTTGCTCTTGGTATAGGATACACCCATATGTTTCTTCTGTGAACGGTTTCATTGTCTGATGTAAATAATTGACTGCCTGTCTACCGTGCTTTCTTTCAATATAATCTTTTCCGATAGTGTTCATGGCACCTGGACGAACAAGAGCATTTGAGGCAGCAAGTTCTGATAGATTTTTTACACCCATCTTAATGAGAAGGTTGGTGTATGGCGCTGCTTCACACTGAAAGACTCCTTTTGTGTGTCCATCAGAAAGCATTTGATATACCTTTGGGTCAGACATATCAATGTTTAAAAGGTCAATGTCCGTGCCCTCTCGTTCTTTAATTATGTTTACAGTATCTTTAATTACACTCAAAGTTTTAAGTCCCAATGCATCAATCTTAATAAGGCCAATTCTTTCAGCCTCCTCCATGTCAACAGCAACTACAGGAATGCGCTCATCCGATCCTGGAGCATTTCTTGTTTCCATAGGTGCATATCTAAAAATAGGATTCTTGCTAGTGACAACACCAGCAGCGTGAATACCAGTGCCTCGAATGCGCCCACGAAGTTTTTCTCCGTACTCTTCTAACTCTGGATATTTTTCCCTAAACCATAGAGTGGTTTTAGAAGTGCAATAGTCGTCCCAAGTGTCAACCAACTTTAAAACCTTGTTTACATCTGATAAAGGAATGTTTAATACACGAGCAACATCTCGCACCACACCCTTATCTTTAAACTCTAAAAATGTTGCAATTGAAGCAACGTGTTTATACTGTCTAACAAGATAATCTTTAACCTCATCACGACGAGAATCTTGAATATCCGTATCGATATCTGGAAAGTCATTGCGCTCTGGATTAATAAAGCGGAAGAACAAAAGTCCGTGCTTAATGGGATCAATCTCAGTAATGCCAAGAACGTAACAAAGCAGAGAACCAGCAGAAGAACCACGACCAGGGCCAATCAAAATATCTTCTTTTTTGGCCCACGAAATCATACTTTGAACCACAAGAAAGTATGGCCCAAACTTTTTATTTTTAATAACTTCAAGTTCCTCATGAAGTCTATCCAGATATTCTTTATTTTTATCTAAACCTTTTGCTACTAAACCTGACATTGCAAGTTCTTCTAACTGCTTATCAGGATTTTTATATTGAACTGGAAGAAGATTTAGCCCATCTTTAATTTCATAATCTTCTATACTATTGGCAAGTTCAACTGTATTTTCATATATATCTGTTCTATAGATTGACTGCTTTTCCATAGCAGCCTGAATTTCTTCATACGACAACAAGTGAATATCAAATTTATTAAATGACATTTGTCTATCTGCACCATACAAATAATCAAGGCGCTTCATTAGGTCCCCTTGCTTTTTAGACTTCTCGTATGTAGCGTCTTTCTGAATTTTATTTGAATAAGTGTTAAGAATAAGTTTTAGTTCCTGAATTTCTTTTTGTGATGGGTCAACATGATGACAGTCTGGGGTTACAATTGGTTTAATTTTAAACTCATCTGCTAACTGTAATATTGTATTATTGACTGAATAGTCATTGTGTGGCATTACTTCAAGATAATAATCATCGCCAAATGTTTCTTTAAACCACTTAATATACTTCTTTGCCATTCCAAGTTCTCCAAGTTCTATTGACTTGGCAATAATACCGCTTGGGCAGGCAGAAGATACAATAATGCCTTCTTTATGTTGGGATAAAATCTCAAAGTCAATTCGTGGCTTTTTGTAATAACCTTCTGTCCATGCAATTTCATTTAACCTATTAAGATTTTCTAGCCCTGCCTGATTCTTGGCTAGAAGAATTATATGATTATAAACCATGTCTAATGGTGTAGTACGATCCTCTTTGTCTCTTCGATCAAAGCGATCCTCACACATATAACCTTCTATGCCAAGAATAGGTTTGATACCACTTTCTTTGGCAATGCGATACATTTCTCTGTGGCCAGAAAGGGAGCCGTGGTCTGTAATCGCTATTGCAGGCATACCCAACTTAACTGCACGTGCTACATATTCGGACGGCAACCCAATACCATCGAATAGTGAAAAGTGAGTATGTAAGTGTAGTGGTACGTAGTTCATCTACTACCAGTCGATGTTGGTCGCTGATGTAGATGAAGGCGAATCAAAACCAAGATAGAATGCCTCTTGTTCCGCATATGGAACACGGCGCAATGCCTTTTCTAAAGGATATGGTTCTACCTCTGTCCAGTTAAAAGGTTCTTTATCTGGTGGTGAAGGAAGCAAGATGTAAGTAGTTTCTTTTCCTTGACCATTGCGCTTTAACTTCCATGTTAGATTTGAAATGCTGCCAGTTTCCATAGCATGATCTCTAATTACATTAAATGAAGATTGCTTGCTAATACCCATTGACCAAATGGCGACATAAGGGTTTGGCTCAATGCCATCATCTACAAGTACATTGCAATAAAAACGAAGACGACCACGCCATCCGCTGTTACCCTTTGGATCTTTGCGATACAACTCTTCCGCCCAGTCACGACCCTCTGTGTCCATAGTGTCTACAGCCTTACGCTTATAGTCTTTTGGATTTGTGTGTTCTTTAACAACAAACGCTAAACCACGTTTGCTGTCATAATTTGCAGAATCCTCATCTAATTCTTCAACGAATCGGATTTTAACGGCCTGCCCATCGGCTAGTTTTAGCCACTTAACCTTTGGTCCACTCTCTTCTGCTTTCTTGTCAAGCAGAGCATTGATATTTTTTAGTCCTACGATTTTGTTCATGATTTCTCCTCTTGTTTATTTTAGCATAGACAGTATTGATTTGTCGAACTGATATTCTAGTTCTTTAATTGACTTATCGTCCATATCGCCTATATCTTTATATTGTTTATCTAAGTTAATCACAGTAACGTTGCCATTTAATCTTTCGACTATTTTTTCTTTCATGTTACCGCCTGCCTCATCATTATCAGCAATAATTATTATATCACTAAAATATTTTTGAAGCAAATCTATTTGTTTGGATGAAACATTAGCGCCAAGTGTGGCGACTGCTGGGAATCCCACCTGATCTAATCGAATAGCATCAAATGAGGATTCTACAACATAAACTTTTGATGCTGTTTTAACTCTGTTTAAATTAAATAATATTTTTGACTTAGGAAGTTTTGGAGTGTTCTTAAAATCTTTGCCCTCAATGGACCTTCCAACAAAGCCTACGCATAAGCCGTCATTATTATGAACTGGTATACATATCATGTCCTGTGTTGCAGAATAGCCCAACTTAAACTTAATTGCAGATTCTTTATTAATATTTCTTTTTATAAAGTACTCTTTTGCTCTTTCAGATACGATTGCTTGTTCATGAAGTCTTTGAACAACAGAAGCGTCAAATTCTTCCCATTCTTCTTTTTCTCTCAATTTAAAATTGACATCAGATAAAATATCAGTTTCAACCTCTTTGCTTTTAATAAATCTAACAGACTCAAAATATGTTCTATTTGAATAATGCATTACTAATTCTATTAAATCTACAGTTTTGCCACAAGAAAAACAAAAAAACAAACCGCTATATTTATTTATTTCTCCAGCAGGGGTGCGGTGATTAGAATGAAATGGGCAAAAGACAATATACTCAGAATCAGATTCTTTCTCTACAGTTACGCCAGATCCTGCGAGAACTCTCTTAACCTGACTGGCTGTGTATAAATTGGTTTCGTTCCGTCTATCCCTAGTATCCATTCTGCCTTCTTTCTCCCTATATATATTCCGTATACGCTTAATTCAAAATTAAAATAGTTTTTGTCTTCACTGTAAGATAATGTAAATTCTGGATTAATGTCAAATCTTGGAGCATATCCAGATAGGCGCATTTCTGATACCAGTAATCTGATATATTCTTGTTGCAGTCTGTATATGGCCGAGTCATCAACTATGATTCCGTCCAGCCCAAACCGCTTTATCGCCTTGTGTGGAAATGTCTCCATGTGGCATATTATACTGACTTATCTTCATAATCCTTATACCTATAATATCCTTTGTCAAAATCAACCTGAACCAAGAACTCGCCCATAAAACCATGGCGATTCTTGCGAAATACGCATTCAATTACATCGCTATTAGATGCTCTACCCAATGCAAGGACCCAGTCAGCATCATAGGCAATCTGCCTTGACCATGCCGTTTGTCCAAGGGTCGGCACAATTTCAAGTTTTTTGACATCATCGGGGGTAGCAGATGAAATGGCAATAATAGGAACCTCTTCACTAATAGCCATTAACTTAAGTTCACGAGACAGGTTCTTCATTCGTACCGTTTCATTTTCAGACTTTTGGTTTGGAGACATTAACTGTAGATAATCGACAACAACAAAGTCTGGCTTATATTGATCTATTTTTCCACGAAGAACTATTGGGTTGATATCTCCGCCAGTATCGTTTGAAACAATATGAAACTCTGGCCTACCTTGAACATTTTTAGCATGCCAAGATTTAAGCGTATCCATCTCAACCTGACCAGCACTTAGTTTTCTATGAGACCATACCCCTTCTCCCATGATTGCAAATACACGATTGCGAACTTCAACTTCAGACATTTCAAGACTTATGATCATCGGGCTACGACCCTGTTTCCAGGCCTGTACAGCAAAATAGAGAGACAACCACGACTTTCCTATGCCTGGGTATGCAAGAAAGACCCCCAACTGCCCTGGCATAATTCCAGCAGGTAAATAGTTATCAAATCCTGGAAGACCAGTTTTGATTCCAATTGCCCCCATTGCTTGCTGTTTTTTAAGATTTTCAAAATAGGCGATTGCAGAATCTAAATCTGTAACATCAATATCACGAATGGCTGCTGTGTTTTTTCTTAACTCTGCAGTTTTAGTAATTAAAGACTCAAGGGCACCCAGTCCCTGTCCACCTTGAACATCTGTAGCAGCAGATCTAATAATCTCTTTAAGGCTATTTGTTAAATATTCTGCTTGTACTTCTTCAAGATGATGTTTGGTAGAACCTACATTACTGACTGGCTCAAAATCCCTAAACTTTTCTATAACCAATTCTGTTGGAGGGACAGTTGAGTTATGTTCGTAGTATCTTTTAATAAATTGCCATAGGTCTGTGTGTGTGGTTAAAATATTGTCTATATTGGCCTGCAACAATACGTGTGCCTGCTTGTCTTGCAGCACTGCAGAAATTAGTTTAGATTCTACATCGTTCATCGAGACACCTTATACAATATTAACGCCTGCATCACAAGCACAATTAATGTACCAACAGTCCTAATTAATCCCATCTTATGATTGTGCTCATCGCACCATCTTTCTAAGCGGTCTCTTTCTGCCATGACCTCCCCCATCTAACCTTAAGCCAAGTTCTCTCATGTATATAATATAAAATGAAATTAATAACATTTGACACAATTGTAAACGATACGGTAAAGGCAATATCCTTAGTATAATACCAAGCAAGCACAAAGGTGCTAATGACTGCTATGACTCTCCATGTTAAGGCCTTGGTCAATGATCTTGCTTTTGTACTATTCACTTAACCACTCCTTAGCCTTTTTTCTACGCTCTGCTCGTTCTTTTGTGTCTTTTATATGTTGTTCTTTTGCTTCCAGTATATCATCTGCCGTGTAGGCAAAATGACTCCATGTCGGATTGGATACCACTTCAAAATAATACTCAAGTAACTCGTAGCAGGTCTCTAGTCCATATGAGTCAATAATTGCGTTAGCAGACCACTGCTCAACCCATTTGTTATATCTTGGCTTGTGTCCTAGTTTAAACGTGTAGTGTTTGTCAAACCGACTTAACAGAGCCAATCGCTTCTGCTTGTCGGTCATATTAGTTACCTGATTCTAATTGACCTTCTGCTTCTAAAACTTTTGCTGCTAGTTTATCCTCAACAAACTTATATACACGCTCAAAAGCCTGATCTGTATTTTCTGCATCACGCTTTGAATCTGTAATCCCCAGATCAATTCTTAATGATTGAAAATTTCCAAGGTTAACCGTATAGCCTAGCGTTACTGATATCTTTGTGTCTTCCATTTAATGCCTTTCTGTTATATTGATTCTGACCAAATTGGTATAAATCTACCGTCCTCAGTCTTCGTATATGTCAGTATACCATCTCCCATTCGGCGTGTCAACTCAGCCTTTGTTGGAGTGATATCGTTTGTTATTAAGTTGTCTTTTCTTGGCCTACCAATATGGTATGTAGCCAGTATATCACGAATTTCTTTTACTTGCGATTCAGAATAATAAGATCTTACTTGCCATCCACGTTGACCGCCCTTTTGCGATCCAGTTGGAGATGGAATAATTTGACGCTTCATTAATGATGGCATATACTTTTTATGTCTATTAACAAGGTCAGCAGTTTCTCCCACTGTGTATGCCCTCTCTCTTTTAGTTTTAAAATCACTTATTAGACAACTCTCCATCCTATCTTTATTAATATTATAAATTGACATAATGCCATTAGATCTGTTATAATGCACAACCCTAATCAAATCTTTATTTAAAAACCAAACTTTTTTATTACCAGGTATTACAGGAGCGACATTGTATTCTTCGCTCGTTCTGTTTCCTTTTTTAGTAGCCATCGACCTTCCTCCGAATCAGACGGTGGGTGAAAAAATTTTCTTGATCCACATACTAAACAGTATACCTCTAAATGTGATATTGAATTGTAAACCCTGTCTACTAGCATTTTGTGAAAACATTTTACACATTTTATCATTAAAGAGGAATGCCGACAACCAATATATTTACCGATACTGACAAGTTTCCAGTTTCATTAAATCTAACTATGCCCTCTACACGTGAAGTTCCAACACTTTTTAAAACTACGGTAACATTTTCTCCAGCATTAGTCTGTCCTATATTTACTGGTGTGGCGGTTGCAACTGGCTTAAATTTAAATTCGGCTGGAAACACATACTCAAAAGACTCTTCATCACCAATATTTTTTGAAGCGTTGGTTACAACTACTTTTTCTGTTCCAATAATTCTTGCCTCAGAAGCCTTGACTGATCTTGGCCCGTCACCTGGAATATCAACTGTTACATATTTTGACGACGAAGGTGATATTTGTTTCGACAATTCATTTATCGCATTTACTATGCTATAAATATAGTTTACGTCTAGAGGCTGTCCTCGTTCTGGTGGTGATATTTGTGCCATAGTTCCTCCTGTATAATTATACCAAACTTAAAGTTCCCAAAAATATAGTATTGACGGTTCTTCTTTCTTTAATTATTCCGCCTATTTGTACGGCTATTTCTACACTGCTACCGCCCTGACTAACAATAGAGTAGTTATTTGAAACAGAGGCTCCATGATATGTGTAATTGGTTTGATTGTTATATTTTATAAATATATCATAAGACGCTATGCCTGGAACAGACTCCCAAGTGACCATGATAATAGAGTTAATTTGTGCAATGCTGCCGTTAACCAAAGACAGTGGTTTTCCAGTAACCTTGTGTATGTAAGACCAGTGCGAATATCTATTCTTATCTTGTGAAGCAATTCTATATCTAACTAAATATTCACCATCTTTACCCGCTGGGGGCAAGGACGATCTCGGAATAATTACTTTCTTGGTACCCTGATCAGCCATTATCAATGTCCATTCCAAATCTAAATTCAATATAACTAGTAGTATTGGCTTCTTTGATTATAGTTTCTGCATCTGTATTTTTAATTACTGAATACCCAACTAGTCCGTATAAAGGATTTACAGATGTTACATTTTCTAAACGAATAGCATCAAAACAAACATAAAAATTATTTGACGGAACAGTAGCATTTTCTTCAATTACGGTTGTATATATTTTTACGGTATTGACTACATCCCAATTAAATCCACTTGAACTTGTCCGTAACTGTTGCAATTGTTTAGGTACAACAATATATCTATTATTTGCAAAATTATAATCATCAATAATTACCTCAAACCTGGCCCACTGTCCACCCTCTAGTACATCGCTATCTGAAAATTCTATTAAGATATAAACTTTTTTTGGATTAATTGGAGCAGTGTCTTTATTGTTTTTATTTACAACAGAAAATGCAAGTTTTATTTGATCTGTTGGAGCATTCTTACTTAAATTTAATGTTGTTGCATTTAATCCAACATAATTGCTGCCTGGGTTTACCTTAAGCCTGGTAACTCCACCCACTGTTTCTTTTGATAGTTGTGACATTGCCCCATTTGTAATAACAATATTATTTAAAAATCTACATCTTTCGTATCGCTCAACTCTTTCTGAATTGGTAAAAATTCTATTATTGGCATTTGTTGTAAATGCCACTACATCTGCTCCATTGTTATCTTTAACATAAATTTCTCCAACATGATCTACGGAATCTAACGGCGTATATTTTGGTGATAATTCAATTTGATTATTGTATTTCCACCCTTCAGATTCTGAAAACGAAAATAATGTTTTGCTGTCATATGCTCCTGCAGTGGGGTTGGCTCCTGCAGAATAAACTCCAATTTCAGAAACCTCATATCTTTCTTCGGTTGGAAGTTCTGCTGTAAGCACAATTTTAGCCGTTCCATCTTCGTCCTTTACATACCCTCTAGACGTAATTGGCACACGAAACATTTCAAAATCTAAACAAGTTTTATTAGAATAGTCACCAAATGAAATCTCAGGATCGTTGTCCAACGGTGTTGCCCCACAGCCAACTGCAATGTAGGAAGCATATGCTGGGGACTGTCCCACAAGATATTTAGCAATTATATTTTTACCAGTTTTAGTTATCATAGTTATTCCACCTCGTATATTGTATCACTAAGAACAATTCCTTGCTGAAGTATCTGAACTTCTACCTGCTCTTCTATATTCATATTAATAACATTAATTACCAAATCCCCTGTTATTGGGTCTGTATATACTATTTTACAATTTTCTATTTGTTTTGTAGGGTCATTTGGATCAAGCGTATACCCCGTACCACATTCTGGAATTCTGTCGCTAAGATTAATCGGAAAGTTTTTAAAATATGAATCTGCAGTTTTTTGTAATGCAAGAATATTTTGTGGATTATATTGAAAAAATACGGAACTTAAATTTTTGATAGGGCTATAAATTACATTTTCTCCATTAATTAAATCGCTTCTAGACATAGTGATTATTTCATGACCGCCAATATCTTCAAATATTAAATCAGTCATTATTTCAATTGGAACGGTGTCTGGAGGGGTAATGATTAAGTCTGGAGTAGCAGGTTTAATCGCATTTGGTTTGTTAACATTTTGAGATGATTGTGGAATTTGTGGAGTTGAATTAATTGCCATTACCTTACCTCACTTAAATATATAGTCATGTTAGGACCTTCAGCAGTTTTGCTGTATTCAATATGATATACAACATATCTGTCATTTGTAATTTTTTGAATATTATCTTTTGTATATTTAACAGAAACAATGTCTCCTAATTGAATTGTTGAGTTAGCAAAAATTTTTAAACCTATAGACTTTCTTGGTTTAATAATTTTAGATAACAGCCACTTCATTAAATTGTTTGCCTGATCTTGTGTTTGAATGTATGGCGTTTGAATAGAAAAATCTTTTTTACCATATGTCATTCTACTTAATTTAATGTCTTCGTAATCTTTGTTTATTTTAAAAGGAGATGACACAACACTTGATCCCTCTAGTACGGGGTCAGATAAAGAACTATTTTTAGAGTAGAATTGATCTACGGTTAACTCTCCTCTAGATTCTTGAGTAAACGTTACTCCTTGAATTCTTAAATAATTTCCTGTTGTTTCGTCTAAACTTAATGCTGTGTCTGTGGCATTAAATATTATAAACTCAGCCCCGTAAGATCCTGCTCTAAATCCAGACACTGTGTAACCTTTTATTTTATTAAATGTTGGAGACATTTTTGCATAAAGTGCTGGATAGGCTTTGTCGTATCTTATATTAAAGGTGGCAGCCTCACGCATAATAGTGCCAAATTCTTCAAAATACATATTGTATTTATTTGGTTCTGAACTACTGATTCCAGACAGGTATGTTTCTTGAACAATACCACTCATAGCATACTTTCTAAATGATTCGGTAGCATTAATCTCATTGTCATAAATGCTATTAACTGGTGTGTTTAAAGCAAAAACAGCATTTCGACTATAATTATTTGACAAGGCATATATGTTTTCAAACATGATTCGTGACGAACCTCGAACAAATAAAGCCATATTGTTATATACTGGAAGTGGTTCTTGGTCTACTACTGTAGTTAAAAGCGATCCATTCATATATAAATGAAATATTCTAGCGTTACCCAAGGCTTCATACTCAATCCCAATGTCATAAACAGTTGATTGTTGCTCAGATGCCATTCTATACTGACCTGTAAATTTTCCATCATCTACAATAATATTTCCCAAGCCTTCCCAAATTTTTACTGGAATAGCATTATTAGAATTACTATCTTTTTTTATTTTGTAAAATATAACATTGTGAACATTTTGTTTTTCAAGAGTAGATATATTAGAACTTCCAAGTGCGATTAATTCTAAATAATAGCCGTTATTTGTTTGTGGGTTTAACATTACAGCAAGACCTCCACTACCTCCAGAAATAGTTATATCTTTATCTGGAGTTAAACCTGGGACAGTATAATATGTCGTACTGCCATTTGCGGTTTGTCCACGACTTGTATTGTTCTCTATTTTACCTATAATTCTCATTCTAGTACCGAAATGTTTAAAATTATTATTAAGTGGTTTATACACATATGATATAAAGTCTCTTGGTTTTTCTGTTACTGGAATTGGTGGTCCCTGCATAACAAAAGCAGAAGACTGTATAGTTCCAGGTTTTGTTGCTGTAAAATTATTTACATCTGATTCAGCATTAAAGGTAGCAGACATAAAGTTTCTTATAATTCCATTTCTTGTTGTTTTTTTAGCAAGTTCATTATTAATTCCAGCAGCGCCTTCTTGGGTAGTTAACGCTTGAGTGTTGTTTTCAAACAAATGCTTAGACTGCATTGAACACCCTCTAATGTTTGAATCATTTTTCCAATACGAACTTAATCCTGCAAAATGCTCTACAATAGTGGTGCCAAACTGGCCTCTACCGTGTTTAGCAACTAATCCATTTTTTAATTTTAACACTTGATTAACTTCTTCATAATTAGGCTCTGAATATATTCTAACAAGTCCAGTTGGATAAATTTTACCGTTAAATGGTAATTGTGAAAAATAATATTCGTATTCTTGTGGACTGTTAATCCAAACATTTCCTACTCCAGCAACATTAAATTGAACCGCATCATATTTAATTATTTCGCCATTAGAATAAAAGTATCCGTTATATCTTGCAATCCAATAAACCCCTTCGCCAAGATCTATAACGTTATCTGTTATTTCTCTATTAACGACTCGTGGTAATTGATTAGATAAATTAGAGTTAAGTGGTATAGCACTTAAAAGATAAGAAGACTGCATTCCCGTTTCATTATTAACAGATTTAGTATTTTCTGTTCCAGAAACCTCCCACAAAAGCACTGGTTTATAAATCCAATTTCTATCCATGTCAATTAAACTTGCTTGCTTAATGGTTCCTACAGATCTTTGTATATATTTTTCAGCATAGTTAATTTTGCCATCATTAAAAACTTGATTTTCTTCTGAAGCAATTTCAAGAATATTTGGCATAATGTTTAAAGTTGAATCAGGATTATTTCCAGACAAATAAGCAGTTATAGGTCTTTGACTTTCTGTTGGCATTATATAGTCTTTGCTCATTATAACAAAATTATTGTATTCGTCAAAAAACATTGCCGATTGAGATGCAATGGCCAACTTCTCTAAAACTTCTGCAACGCTAATATCTGGCTCTACATAAAAGTATGGAATAATTAATTCTACTTCATCGGCTACTCTTTTAAAACTATAATTTGCAAAGCCAACAGAATCTAAAAGATATGCTATTGCAGAACTAAGGGATACGTTTGTCATTAAAGTTTGTGTGGCTGTTAAATTTTCAAAGTAAAAAAACAAGTCTCGCAATTCCAATTGTATTGTTTGCTCCCCTTTATCAATCTTTGGAAAACCATCTGAGTATAAAGTTTTTACTGGAACATAATAATCCCAACCTTCTACATTAAATATAATATCATAAAATTTAATTTGAATATGTCTATTAATATATTTTTTAATTATACTTGTATTATTGTTTTCATTAAATGCATCATCATAATCAAATATAGAAAGTGATCCAGTAGACGCTAAAAGTTGACCTACTGGCATTCCGCTAATACCTAAATCCGAAGCATTCTTTCTTACATTAAAATCTGTGACCTTATCAGAAATGTTTGCTGTTAATCTTGGGGACATCTCAATAAGATCAAACGTACAATTTGATTTATTCATTGTATCAACAACAATTCTAATACCTTTAATGTTGTCAAACTCTCTGTAGACTTCAACTGCACCAACATTTAAATATTTTGTAGGATTTGTCATATCTGTTACAAAGTTAGTTAGCCTATCTACCTCAGACTCTTCTAAATACCAGCCGTACTGTGGTGTAAAAACTCTGTAATCGTTTATCTCGTCAAGCCAAATATGAAATTGGCCTATGTCATTTTCATTAGCACAAACCAAATATGCATACCCATTAACTGATTTTTCTGGTAATAATGTTGTTGAACTATATTTTTCTGCATAAACAAATATATCTCTGTATTGCTGTGGTACTTTTAGTCCATAAGCCAATTCAACATACCCGTCACTTTTAATAATAGGCGTTCCATCTTTTCTAAAAGAAGATTGATTAAAAGACAATAAGTCAACCCAAGAGTTATTTTTTAAAGCCTGTACCTTCCATTTAACTGGTGTTGATCTTTTAGAATCACCATAAAACGGATCTGATATTGATGAAGACGCTGATGCAAAAGTACCGAGATCTACGCTGCCTACATGCGTTTGCATTTTAATAACAATTCTATTTGCAGCAACAGCCTCTTTGTACACAATAAATGGTGCAGTGTCTTCAATGGCAAACTCTCCATTCTTTAAAAGAGATATGCCATACTCTATTCCATTTTCTGTTCTAAATGACGTCCAATATTTAAAAGAATCTGCTACGTCTGGCATATAATATCTAGGACGACTTGCCATATTAATGTTGGGGTGATGCAAATAATTACCTGGTAAAAATTTTGCCTTATTAATTCCAGACCTTGGTCTAAATTGTTTAAAACAATCTTCTAATGAATAAATTAATTCTAATTGTTCTTTTTTAGTTTTTAAAGTTATTGGTGATCCGTTATCTGCAAAGCCTCCATCAACAACTACGTCTGCATCAGTAGCACCATAATAAAATGGTATTTGTGTGTCGCTGGTTTCTGATGGATCAAAATTGCCTGGAATAATTTTATATGGAGAAGTAGACTGATTTGGCCTATATCTATAGTTACCAATTTTAAAAATATTGTTTGGAGAATTTAAATTCCATTCTGCAATTACAGCACTTTTAGTTTTAATTACAGAAGATGTTTCTAAATGTTTTTTTAAGTCTTCATTGTAAAACATTATGCCTCTTCCAAGCCAATAGAAATATCCCAAAGATCTAAGTTAGGGCCACGCCTAATAACCGTGTGAGAAAAATCTGAAAAGAAAACTTCAAGTAACTGATTGTATTGTGGTAAATGTGCATAAGCAGAATCATCTTTGCCAAATAGTGAATATTTGTCGTATGACAAATAACACCAAAAAGATCCTTTGTGCTTTTCATACCAGTCAAGCAATTCTACTCCTCCTGCACCGCCATCGGTTGTGTAATTGTGTTTATTGCTTTTTCCTTCTGAATCAAAATCTGGATTTAAAGAAAAACCTCTTGAGGGTAAATTTGTATAACTAAAAGATATCGACAACTTATCTGCAATATGATAAGAACGCATTCTGCCATTTATCATGCGCTCTCTTTTTTCAATTCGTATATTTCCAAAATCAATTGACGATCTGTTATCGTCTGACAATATTAAAAACTGATTAATGTTATCTGGATTTACTTCAGAACCTGGATTAGAATTAATTTCAAGACCGTTAGGAATATACAAACCATTTTCCAGTTTGCCAGAATTTTCAGACCAAAGCATGGCTTGAGGTCTACCATATTTTTTACGACCAGAGATATATGTGCTGGTTGCCATTATAGTCTAACACTCCTTAACTTTTGAGAGTTTACTCTCTGTATATTTGTCATAACTGCCTGAGCAATTTCATCTGGGTTTGCATCAGACTTAACATTAACACTAATACTATAATTATACACTGAGTCTCCAACTGACTCCCCGCCATTTATTGCCTTCATCGTATCAATGCCGTGAGTATTAACAGCATACTTGCTCATTACAAATTCTCCTGGAGTAAGCATTGCTGGAACTGTATCAGTACCTAGTGGCATTCCTCCTGCAGCAAAATATTTTGTTATTAATCCACCAGCACTCTTAAATTTAATGGATCCTGCATGGATAGGGGTTGTAGAAACTGCTGTCTTGCTGAATTTTGCTGCATCTGCAATTTCTTTGGCTTTAAATGAAGCATAAGTTGAATAAAATTTTTGTTGTTGTTCTGCTTTTTTCAATTGTGATGCTATAGAGGCTGCTCCAATTGCCCCACTTTCTGCTGCTGCTAAAACACTAGGATTTACTTTTGCTGCAGCAAGTGCTGCTGCATTAAGATCTCCTGCTGCTTTTGCTGCTGCATATGACGCTGCTGCTTGTGCAGATGTAAAGCCAGTAGCACCTGTTGCACCAGTTGCACCCGTAGATCCTGTTGCACCATTACCGCCTGAAGATCCTCCTGTTTCATAGTTAACAGTTATAGTTACTGTTTTACTTTTAATTTCATCATACAAACTTTTAATCTTTGCCCAGGTTTGTGCAGCAGTCGAACTATCTGCATTAAATCCATCAAGAGCCTCTTTAATTTGTTTTCTTAATTTTTCATCTATTAATGTTTGTTGAGCAAGAATTTCTTCCCATTGCTCTCTTGTCTGTCCTGCAACCTCTCTGTTACGATCATTAGCAGCAATAATATTCCCAAGAACTGTGAGTTGATAATCTAACGCAAGATTTTTTGTTGTTTCAAGATTGATAGCAGTTTGCAATGGCAAAATTTTATTTTGTTCAATCTCATATATTTTTTCTTCATGTGCTCTTATTGCAAGAAGCAAGCCTTCTCTTTTTTCTTCTATAGCATAAATAGCATCCTTGGCTTCTAGAATACTTTTTTCTAATGCCAATTTTTGAGGATCATTTTCAAGAGCATATATCTGCTGAGATATTTGCCATCTTCTTTCTTCAATCTGATCTTTTGTTAGTCCATTTGCATTGGTCAATCCCTTAATTGCATTGTCTCTTGCTTGTGTCAACGCATCGCCTTGTCCTGTTGCAAAATCTTGAGCATTTGATGCTCTCATGGCCTGTGCAGCACGGGCAGCAGCAGAGATATCACCCTGAGTTAAAGCATCCGCTAAATCTAATTGTTGCTCTTGTTGACGAATAATAGATTCATTAACCTTTTGAACTTCTTCTAATGCTTCGGCTTGTTCATCATATCTGTCGCTAATCTTGCCTGCCTGATAATTCATTACTTCTAAGTCATGAGAAAGAACATTGGATTCCTCTTGAAGCGTTTTAATTGGACGGTCATATTTCATCTCTATTTCTCGTTCCCAATCGCTAATCTGTTCTTTGAGATCTTCGAGAACGTACTTTAATTTACCAGTTACTTTTTTACCATCTACTGTTAGATTTAACTCTTTGACGTCCATATTTTCAACACTACGCTCAATCTTTTCAATTTCATCACTAATCATAGATATCTGATGTTCGTAAATAGCAAGTTCAGCATTCATTGCTGCAAGTGCTTCATCACTTTCAGTCTTACTTCTACTTAATTGCTTAAATGTTTTACCATTAAATTGATTAACTCCAGTGCTGTCGGCCATACCAGTAACATTAGATTTAAGGGTGTATTCATCCATTGTCTTGTATGCATCAAAAACCTTCATTGCTGCATCATATGCTTTTTGGAATTTTTCAAGTGGGGTCAAAAGATTTTTCTCAAGATCTTTAGCAGATTCGGAAGTAGAAATAAGATTAAACAAATCTTTCATTAATTTCTGAGTATCCCCAGTACCACTCTTAATCTGATCCATTATTGCAATCATTGAAATTAAATCTTCGGGATCTTGAATTGCATCATAGATAGAAGCCATGGAAAGGCTTACTTCTTTACCCGTTGCATCTATTGTTTTAAGTCCTGATAAGAAATTTATTAAATCTGGTGTTTTCTTTAAAGCATCAATTCTTGTTTCGTTGGTTTTGGTTTTGTCAACTAGGCCTTTTATTTGCTCTCTTAAGATACGTTGCTGAGTTAAAACATTATTAGTCTTTAATTCTTGCGCTGTTATTTTTCCTGTTGCTATGGCAGTAACATATGTCTGATTCTCCATAGCCTTTTCTATTTCAAGATTAGACAAACCAGCAGCCCTTAATGTTGCGTATGCCTTATTTTGTTGATTGATATTCTTAATAACCTTCTGTTGTTCTACTTGAAATTCTCCAACTACCGCCTTATCCATACCCTGGCGCATAGCATTACCTTTATCAGTTAATACGAAATCTCCCTTCTTGTATTTCTGAGTTCTTGTGACCATCTTACCTTTTTCATAGTCAAACTCTTTATACTTCTTCTTACCCTTTTTAGTTGCAGTAAATCCAAATTCTTTCTGTGCTTCTGGATCTAGATTAGTAATGTAATTAATGAAATCATCACTATATCCCTTCTTCATTAGTTGTTGTTCTATTCCAACAAATTTATTTGCTACTGATTTACTTCCTGCAGCAGCGATTGCTTTTTGTAATTCTTTAAAACCACCCGCAGCATTAATTGCAGCATTTCTAACATTCTTGAGACGTTTCATAATATCTTCAAATGGATCTGCTTTTTTGCCACCCTTATCTTGTCCTTCATATTCGTTTGCGTTATTACTAGCAATATCTTGTTTGACCTTTTGCATAGTATCTATGCCAGCCATGTCCCTTCTAACTGATTCTCGACCAGCCTCAGTTGCGTAATAATCTCTTAATGTTTCCGCTCCGCCTGCTGCCTTAACTCTTCTTGCAATTTCAGCATCTACACTCTTATCATCAATTTGCTTAACAAGAGTTATATATTCTTGAACAACTGTTTTCCTTACCTCTTCTGGTAAATTTTCAAACTCTGCCCAACGAGATAGAATTCCATCTAAGTTTACTCCACCTAACTCTTTAACCTCAGTTAAGGCCTTAAGTGTAAACGGCCCCTTATGGTCTTCTACTTCTTGTAAAGAGTCTGCCAGGTCTGTTAATCTTTGTTGTGCGTCATCTCCTTCAAAAAATGCCTCTATATCAATTTCTTTATTGTCCATTTTCTGCATAAGCATTAATGTTGCCATTATTTTTTCTGCTTGTTCTGGATCCTTTTGGGCCATCCTTGTAAGTATTTTAACATTTTTCTTACCAATGTCTTTATTTTTAAATCCTCCGAAGAAGTTAATAACTTCCATAAACTTTCCTGGATCACTAAACTTAGTTGATACAGTAAGAACCTTGTCTAAGCCTTTTTCATCATCTCCAAACATTTGCATTAGTGAAACTGCTGCCATTGGACTCATTTGACCAGAGGCAACTATTGTGTCTATCTTTACCTCTAATTCTTTACTATCTAGGTCTGCTGAAGTTTTTAAGAATGCATCTGCCATCGGATCATTAGCCCATTTTGTTTTAACTTGAGACTTTAATGAATCAAAGAATGCATCCTCTACGGCCCCTCTCTTGGAAGCAACCTTAAATGCTTCTACCTGATCCTTTAAAATATCGCCATTTACTTTTCTTAAGTCAGCAGTTTGTGTTACTTGATCATCTTTCATTGTTCGAATTTGGGCTTCTAGTTTTAATTGTTTTTCTTTATTTGTAGTAGATGCTTTTTCTTTTTCTAACTTAGCAATTTCTTTTTCATATTGAATAGTTAAAGAGTCAATTTGTGATTGATTTAATTCAAGATTTTGCGTACCAATCGCTGCTGAGCCAGAAGCCATTGATTCTCCTGATGTTTGCTTAAACATTTCTCCAAAAGAGTAGTTTAAAAATCCTGGAGCCTTCTGGAAAGCACCCATAACCGCAGTGGGAATTCCTATTCCTGGTATAACGACTTTTGAAAGTTGTGAAGCAACATTGTCAAAAGAATTGTTGTAACCAGCAAGATTTGTGGCTAAGTTTTTAGATACCTGCTTTCCAGTGTCTCTTTGCTGGTTTACTAAATTAACTCTAGTATTAAGTGGGTCTTTTAATAAATCTTGTCCTTCTGGTCCAATTAACTCTAACAATTGTCCACTTATTTGTGCACCTAGTGTTGTATTCTTAAGATTTAATCCTATAGCCTCTGCAACGCTATGAGCCTGTTCTGCAGAAAGAACTCCGTCAGAAACATATGCTCCAAGTTGAGTAGCCATTTGACTTGCAGATATTTCAGTTCCGAACCTAACCAGACTTTCTTTAAATCCTCCAAGAACGTCTTTGCCTACTTCACTTTCTAAGAATGTAGTTCCAAATCTTTGTTTTCCTCTTTCAAAACCAGTTGTAAATCTGTCAGAGGCTTGCTGATTTCTTCTTCTAGACATTATCTCAGAAGCACCAACCTTGTCTGTTAGTTCTCCAATCTTTTTCATCTTTTCTGTAGTTGCTGATGTAGCATCTACTAACTTAGACATTGCTTCAGCATGCTTCTTGCCAGCCTTATCCGCTAAATAGAACGATCCTGCTAATGCAGTTGCAGCAACACCTGCTGCTATATATGGATTTGCAAGCATAGGAGCCATACCAGCAACTGCTGAAGCACCCATAAGCGCCATACCAGCCCCAGTGTTTCCAGTCATCATCATACCCATACCAGCAGTACCCAAGGCCATTGACATACCACCAGAGTATCTGCCAACTTTTTCTTGACGCATTTGTATTTTTTCTCGTCTTGCATCTTTTCTAGCCTGCTTTGCTGCTTTTGCTTTTTCTGCTTTGTTCCTTGCTTCATTAATTTTTAATGCTTCGTCATGAGCAGCAGCGATTCTGAGTGATTGTTTAGCACGATATGCTTCATCTTTTGCTCTTCTTTCTGCTCTTTGTGTTTCATTATCGGCCATTCTTGCTTGTTTTAGTTTATTGGCTGCAATTTTTTCATCATTCTTTTTTTGTCTTTTTAATGCATCTTTAATTTGCTCTTCAGTAAGATTGCGTCCACTTTGTCGTAATCTTTTGGCTCTTTGTTCGTTTAAACGTTGACCTGCTTCTGGTGCAGATTCATGACCAGGAATTAAAACACCTCTTGAAGTGCGTAGTGGTGCAATCTTAGACAATGCAGTAATCTGATTTGGTTTTGCAACAATCTCAGGCTTTTTTACTTTTACAGATCTGGTATCTTTAGTTGGTTTTCTTTTTTTATCAATAGGAATAACATTCGCAGGCAAAGGCTGTGTATTTTGTTTTGTTAGTTTTTTATATGTTTGATCTAAAACATTATAAAGTACTTCACCAGGTTTAACTCCAACTAGTGACGCTCTTGCATTACGTGAAATTTTTACGTTTTCAGATTGTGTTGAATCAGAACTTAAATCAAATATGGGCCTTGCTGCTCGCTGTTGCTTTTTATATAAACCAGCCTTAAATTGTTGATCAATTAAATAATCGACAGCCTTTGCCTGTGAAACTGACCCTAGATTTGGAAAACCTTTTGGCCGTCCGCCCTGTTGCTCTAAAAATGCTTCTGCCCTTATTCTAGCCTGTGCTGCCAACTGAACCATCTTGGCCTGATCTGCCGATATCGGATGTTGACCAGACTTTAAGAAAGCACTTGCCTGTTGCAATACTTTTGCTGTCTCACGATCATATAACCTATACTGATTATTTGCATTCCACGACAACAATTGTCCTAGCGTTGTGTTTTTTGGATTTGCAACGGAGCCTGGATTAACAAAACTGTTAATTAAATTTCTATCAAATGTAGCAAAACCACTTAACCATTTTTCCTTACCTATACCAGGCGCTCCAGCAGTTTTAGCAATATGAGATAGTTCGGTTCTTAAAAATTTGTTAATTGCCGTTTCAGTGTAACCTAACTCTTTCAATTTTGTTCTAAGGTTTGCTGTAATTTCAGAGGCTTTGTTTGCATTTGTAAATTTTGCTTCTTCGGCCAACAATGCCTTCTTCAATGGCCCATCCTTTATATATTGTTTCCAATTTCCACTTTGAGATTTAACCGAAAAGTCTTCACGAAGTTTTGAAATACCCTTAGACTGAGAAGTATAGTTACCGTGAATTGGACTTGGCATTAAGCCCAGCCTATATAGTGTTTGTGACCTTAAGTAATCGAGCGACTTTCCTGTTTTACCTTTTTCAAAAGCGTCTTTAAGAAAAGCACCTTTGTCTGGATCAATTAATAATTTTTCTTTAAATAATTTTCTTAAAGTTTCACTTTGAGAAATATCAATTTTGCCATCTTGTAAAATTCCACTTCTTTGCAATTTCTCGATTGCTTTTTGATATTGACTTGGATTTACTGTTTTTAAAGTAGTAAGTGCAGCGCCTGCATCATTGTTTATTTGTTTTATTAATGAAGAAATTTGAGTTTGGTTTTCTCGTTTTGCTACTGCTATTTCCCATGGACTTAGGTTTCCCTTACTATATTGAGGAACTTGTTGACCTGCCCTTATATGTGCAGCATGAACTTTTGTCCAGTCTGTTTTCAAGCCATTTTCTAATCTTGTAATTACATTTGCATATGCTTGCTTTTCTAATGCATCAAGATTTTGAAAATTTTTACCACTAGATATTTCTTTTTTATACAAAGGAAGTACTCTTCTAATTTCATCTTTTATTGCTTGATCATATTGTTGTGGAGACATTTTGGATGCAAGCGCTGATGTTTGTTGTGCAAAAAACTTTTTAGATCCGCCCTTAAACGCTAAGGTATTGGCAAGAGCAGTTTGTTCCATCGATGGCATAGTTAGTGAGATTTCTCTAAAGCCAGAACCTTTAGGAAATACATATGCATTGCTTGGGTCTGGAGCACTCCTTCCAGAAACATTGCTCATTTGTAAATCTCTGTCAGCACGAATTGAAGAAGCAACTAATTGCTTAACCATATCTTTTTGAGTAAATTTACCAGTCATACCTTCTGGACCAAACTTTTTATCATATTTTGAAACAAGTGCTAAATACGATCTTTTACCTTCTGGATCAGTAGGATCTAAAATTTTTACAAGTTTAGGCTTTGGTGCACTAATTCCATGAAGTCTAGTTAAGTCATTTGACCTAATGTCTCCCATAGCGGTTGACGGACTCATGGTTGGTTTTACAACTACTAATTTTCCATCTTTTTGTTTATATACCCCGCCTACGCCCTTTACTGGGAAACTATAGCCAGTAAATGGTTTGACTAATTCTCCCATGTCTTGTACTTTCATCTTAGCATATTGACCAACGTTTGCATCTCTAGATATCTTTTCTGCTACCTGTCTTGCTTGAGTTGTCTCACTAAATTTTTTAGGCATTCCGATATCTACTGCGCCTGACTGTTTTACTGGGTGCGAACTACCCCAAGGCAGCAATCCTTTACTATATCCAGGAACTTTATCTGCAAACATTGCATGTATGAGTCCACGATACTTTTCAGAAGTCTTTGCAGGTATAATTGCTTCGCCTGGAGAAACCATTGCTGGTACAACATCTCCAGCACCTTTTGGACCTGGAACGCTAACAACTCCCTCTTCATATTTTTTAACTGGTGGAACTTGAGGAAGTTTGGATACAGCACCTCTTGCTCCACTTAATCCTCCAGTAAACAATGTTGGATTTTGTAAAGCCATAGCCCTCATCTGAGTAGCCATTTGTTGATATGCTGATGCTAATTGTAAAGCAGCAACTTTTTCAATATTAAAAACTTCTGTCAATCTTGTATGTGTATTATGAAGTGCTTGTCCTGCTGCTTGTTGTTCTATTTGTTCTTGAGTCACGTAATTAAAACCAGCACCCAGAATTGTTGTTTGTCCATTAAGTTTAGCAATTCCGCCACGTATTACTGAAAATAATTTAATTAAATTGGCCAAACCATTCATTAATAAACCAAATGTCATCAGAACAATTGGTCCCAAACCTGCAACAATACCAATAATTATGGCTATAACTTTTTTTGTATGATCTCCAAGTGAATTAAATTTTTCAAATAGTCCACCAAAAAACTTTACAATAGGAGTGATTGCTTCAAGAAATGCTTTTCCTAATGGCATAATATCTTGCTTAAAGTTTTCTACAGCAGCCTGGAATTTAACACCGACAGACTCTTCTATCTTCTTCATTTCTCGCTCAGATAGAACTGCTAATTCTTCTACAGATGCGCCAGCAAGATCAAATGCCCTGGCAGCCTGCGTTCCATCTTTTGAAACATTTTGAAATAATGTTGATAAACGAGCAAACTGGAACTTACCAAATAGTTGCTCAATTGCCCTTGCACGATTTAAAGGATCTAATGTGTCTAGCGCTCTAGAAAATCCTACAACAGTTCCTTTAAGATCTCCTTGATTTGCCTCAACAATTCCTTTAATGTTAATGCCCATTTTACCAAGCATCTCGCTTGCTTTTTCTGTTGGGTTAATAAGAGATGCAAGACCAGACTTTAATGCGTTAGCGCCCTCTGATGCATTAATGCCACCTTCTTTCATGGCAGTAAGGAAGAATGCTAAATCTTCTACACTACCTCCAAGTTGTTTAACGATTGGTGCTGCTTTAGGAATAGCAATTGTTAAATCTTCAATGGATAAAACAGTTTGGTTTTCTACTGCGTTTAAAAAATTAATCTTTTCTGCTAACTGTTCACTAGACAAGCCAAATGCATTTTGTAAAGAAATAGTTGTTTCAAGTGCTTGTTGTTGTTCTACTTGACCAAGAACTGCAAGTTTTGTTGCTGTTTCTACTTGTCTTGTTAGATCTTCCCCTTGGAAACCTGCTGCTGCTGCAGTTGCAGCCATGTCCATTGTATCTACTACGGCTACACCAAATTTTGTATATTCTTCTGCAAGTTTTCTAACATTTTGCACTGCCTCGTCTATTTGTGCATCATTAGTAAAAGCATCTCCATAAACACGTCTAAATTTAACTGTAGCCTTTTCTAAATCTCTAAAGGCTTTAGCAGCATATCCCCCAAGCAATGCCAAAGGCATAGTTAAACCAACCATCAACTGACGACCAGCCCATTGAGTGTTTTTACCAAAATTTAATAATTGTGTAGATCCTTGCCTTAGTAATTGATTTAAAAATTGTTGTCTTTGTGCTGCATATTGTATTCTAGTACCAAGTTCTGTAAATCTGCCATTAGCCATCATCAATGTTCTTGGCATAATACGCATTGCTTCCATAAATCCGCCCTGCGCTTTAGCCATTTGGATATACTGTGCTTGTAATGCCTTTACTCTATCTCTACGAGCACGATTAATAATTTCTCGTTCTCGTGCAAATGCTCTACCTAAAACCTTTGTGTTGGCTGTAGCAGCAGCCATACTGTATCTGTAGTATTCTCTAAGTGATAATTTATTTTTTTCTAGTGCGCTTGTAAACGCCATAGTGCTTGATGCAACTTTTGCTTGGCTTACAGCAAATTTTCCTGTTGCACCTATAGACTGGAATAATTGAGCATTTAAACCTTTTTGTGCATTTGCAGCAGCCAGGTTGCCCTCAGCAAGAGTCTGATGAAATTTACTGAGGCCCGCCTGTAATCTGCGTAATTGTGCTAAAGCGTCGGCAGTATTAAAGTTGACATTAATATTAGAATTTACATCTGCCAATTCCTTTGCACCTCTTTATTTAATTTATTTTGTCAAACCAGCAACAACTGATGCTTCGGCATTCTGGAATCCAGATGCTGCATCAATTATTTGATAAACTGTAGGAAGATCTAATAGTTCTTCCAGTTGATCTCTTTCGTCTGCCAATTCTGGCTTATATTGTTTCATTGCAATCTGGACACAATCCATCAAAATATCCATGGACTTATCGTTGTCGTCTGAAACCGCAGCCAATTCTGCGAACTTTACCATAAAAGGTCTTAGAAGAGACAACTTAAGCGCTCTAACTGGGACCTCTGTGTTGTCGACTAACGTAATTGTTTTCTTATTATCTTTAGGCTTTTCGGCCATTGTTCCTCCTTAAGGTATGAATAAATTATACCATAGAGGCATTTTATTTTTCAGTTAGATCCTCATAATCTAAGCCCAAACCAATACCAAACCCTGCTTGCTGTGCATTTACTCCCTGTAGGGCTAATATGTCATTTGAATTAGTTGCCTTACCCTTGCTAAATACCCTGGCTTTCATTTCGTCCCAGGCGTTGCCCTTCTTGGTTTGTTTATCTAAATCTACACCTTGCATAGCAGCAAGAAATTTTTTATGAGAATAATCTAGGTCTCTTTTTATCTTAAGGGTAGCAACTATTTCGGGCATTGACATAGATGACTCTAATTCTTCGTAATCTTTCCAAATACCGAGCAAAAACACCTCTGACTCTAGTTCTGCCAAATCTAATTCATCCCAGGTTGATCCGCTTTCGGTTGCCTGTTTTTTTACTGTATCCTCGGACTTTTCATTAATTTTAATTCCTGCAGCATAATCTAATATTTGATAAACGGTTGGCATGTCTATATTATCCTCTAATTCTTTTTGTGTTTTGATTTGCGGATAATACTGTCTCATTGCGATTACTGCACATTTTGCTAAAGCGTCTATAGCCTGATCATCATTTTTGGCAGATTTAACATTTTCAAATTCTACTAAAAATAATTTTAAAAATTTTATCTTTAACGGAGTTATATATAATTCTGTTCCGTCTATTAATTCTACAACACTGCTTTTATATATTTCTGTAGGCATATAACTATTATATCAAACAGAAAGGCCCAGACTTTCAAGGGTCTTGGGCCTTCTGTATTATTAAGTTGTAGTTTTATGCTACCGTACGATCAACGATCTTACCATAAGAGCCGTTATCGTTTGGAAGCAGACGGAATGAAACTTCAAACATTGTAGCCTCATCTCGTTTTGCAGATACGGTTACGCTCTCAATTGAAAGTGCACGATATGCAACATAGACTCGCTCTTTGTTTGAACTTTCGTCGCAATCACCAGTTCCTGGACCTACTGCGACAATTCCTCGCTCAATCGGACATTCACCAAGAGTTCCTGCCTTGAGATTGAGTGTTGGGTTTCCTGCTACTGTTGAAAGATCGTCTTCAGATCCTGCTGTGGCAACAAGAAGATTTTCCAATGTTGATTCAGCAAATGCGGTATTTAGGTTAACTGTCATACCTTGCTTGAATAACTTTGCAACGTCAAGAACTTGATCTACTGCGACCTCACCAAAATCTGGCTGGAATTGAATTTCCAAACCATTCATGGTAAAACCGATGTTACGAAAATCGTCGTCGCCATCCAGAGTTGTTGCGTACTTAGTACCACTTACATATGCTGGTAGAGCG